GGTATAATTTAGAAAACTATATTCAAAATGAAAATAAAGATATACATTTCATGAGAGAACATTCGTCTGATGATGTAAATAGTGGTTTTTTTATTATAAAAAATAATGATAATATTACAAATATAATAAATTTTTTCGTTGAAGTATTACAAACAATTGATACAACCGAAAAAGTAAAAATGCCCTTTGGCGACCAAAGTATTATAAATAACTTGAAAAATAAAATTAATTATGGTTTTATTCCTAACGATTATGTGGTTTTTGGAAGTAATATATATAATATAAATAAAAGTTTATTTCATCACGCAGTATGCTGTAGAGATGTAGATGATAAAATAAATCAAATAAATCAAATAAAAATGGCGTTTTAAATGAGAAAATGTTAAAATAATTTTTATTTGCATTTTGATAAACTAATATATATCTAATTGAAAAGTTGTATCTTCACTATTTTGTTGTGTTTTTTTGTATCCAAGAGATAATAATTTATTTGATAGTTCATCGTATTTAATTCCTATTGTAAATAAACCATCCATGTGTTTGTGTTCAAACATAATTTGTTTAGGTTTAATTTCAAAATTATAATTCATCAAAATTGTATAGTCGTGTCCTTCTGTATCGGTATGTAATAAATCAATTTGATTTATATTATATTCTTTTACTATTTCATTAATTGTAGTAGTTTCAATATTTATTTTTTCAACTAATAAATTACTAATATGTCCTAAAGCATGGTCACTATTAACAGATGCAAGTTGTGAAGCCCAAAATGGTAATTTTGAAAAATCATTTTTTTCTGAAGGAATCGTCATTTCAATTTCTCCAATAAAATTACTAACTGCCTTATTTATAAAAATTATATTGTGGTTGTTTTCAAATTTTTTATTGTAGTTATTTTTCAATTGTTCGAACAAAAATGGAACTGGTTCGACTAATATCAATTTAGTATCATTATCAACTATATTAAATATAGGGTCATTACATGTATTCCCTACATGAGAACCAATTTGAATAATTGTTTTGTTCATATAATATAATATATATAATATTTTAACGAGTAATACGTATAATAATGGGCGTTTTAAATAAGAAAATGTGTAAAATATTCTAGGCGCGTTTCATAAATAATATTTCGGATTCTTGTGTTTTTATGATATTTTCAAGAAAGGGTTGTATGTTATTTGGTTTATCTAATAATTTTTTACTCATAAGAATTGCCATTGAGTGATGCGGTATCATGCCTAATTTGTATTGCGTTTCGGACACCATAAACTGAGTTCTTATGCACCATAAATTAGAGACGACTAATACCAACCCGAACATAAATACGCGCATTTCTTGATAATACAATCCCATAAAACAAAACATCCATCCAGTCATAAGTAGAATCATGTATGCGTCATTTATACTGAAACGCACGTCATCATATTTGTCAACCCACATATTCATAGTGGATAGCAACCCCGATAAAATCATTATAAAAAACATCACAATATAATGATTACCTTGTCCTGTGGCGGTTGCATGTAAATGTTTCATTATATATAAAGTATATAATAAAAGGCGTTTAATTATGGATATTTATCTCTATCGTCGGTCTTGTATAAATGTATTAAATGTAAAAGCATTTGCGGATGGATCAAATGTTAAATTCTCAATATTATTATTGAATAGATTTGTCAAAATTTGACTAGTTTCATTATCCTCAAACATATTGTGTAAAGCTTCATTTGCAAGAGTATCGAGAAGACTTGTTAAATGATTATCTAATGTAGACATAGATGCAGCATCGGTGTTAGAACCTGCGACAGGCGCGGGAACAGACGCCGGAGAAGGAGAAGGAGGCAGTGCAGGGGCATTCGGTTGCGATGTATTAGTATTAGTTGCTGGAGTAGACGGCGGAGGAACGTCCACGTGGTCGCGAATATCAAATCTACAAACAGGACATCGCACATTTGTTTCAAACCATGTAGCTAATTCAGCACGATTAAATATGTGTCTACAATTATTAATTTGCGTCACTTCGCTGTTGGGTTGAAAAACCTCCAAACAAATCGGACATCTATCATTTGTCGGCGTTTCAATATTTTCATATAATAACTGCCTTGTTGCAGTAGAAATTTGTTGAGGTGTTGCAACGACATTTACAGGGTCATTAAAATTCCCCATGAGTCGTCCAATACGTGCCATTGGAGTTGAAAGTGTTCTTTGAGTTGTTCGAATAATAGGTGTTCTTTGAACCGGAGCACGATGACTGGGTGGGGGAGGTACACCAGCCATGTATGTTGGTGCCGGCATTGAAACAGGTATCTGCGGTTCAAGCGGTGTTGCTGAATTTACATTTACCGGATTAGTATGGTCGATAGTATAATAATGTCCGTTAAAATAGAATAAATTGCTGGGTCTTTGATTTTGATTTTGATTATTAGGGTTATATTGTTGTGGTGCATGCACTAATTGACTATATAGAAACTCAATGTGTTGTAAAATAGTATTGTACATTTCCTTGTATGTTTCAATCATAAAACGTTGGTCGGCATTGATAGTATAGACTCTATCTGTCGCATTAGCACGACGATTATCTAAAAATGCGTTGCCCCTTCTTGCTACAAAACCCATATTTTTCTGTATTTCTTCTAAAGAACGATATAGCAGACTGATATTTCGATATACAAAGGATGAGTTCATTATTATATATTATATCAAATATGTTTAAATATATTGCGTAATATAGTTTATACGATGGAAATTTACAAACATAAGGGGTTGACTGGTTTAGCAAATCTTGGTAACACGTGTTTTGTAAACACATGCTTGCAAATTCTATCACATACTTATGAATTGAATGATTTATTAAATGATGAAAAATATAAAACGCGTTTAAATAACAAATATGAGACGGCATTGTTAGTGGAGTGGGACAATTTAAGGACTATGATGTGGAAGGAGAATTGTATTATATCGCCTGGAAAATTTATTAAAACATTGCAGAAATTGGCGCAATTGAAGAACGTGAGCTTATTCACTGGATTCGCACAAAATGACCTGACTGAATTTTTGCTGTTTGTTGTCGATTGTTTTCACGTTTCTTTGCAACGCGAGGTAAAGATGTCAGTCGTTGGAAAGGCGATGAATAATACAGATACGTTGGCAACTGAATGTTTTGAGATGGTTAAAAATATGTATGATAAAGATTATTCAGAGATATGGAATATGTTTTACGGAATTCACGTCTCGCAAATAACGGCCATTAATAAAAACGCCGAAGTATTGAGCCGACGCCCGGAGCCTTTTTTCATGGTAGATCTATCTATTCCACAGAACATTAAAGAACCGACCTTATTGAATTGTATGGATTTATATGTGGAAGGCGAAACATTGACGGGCGATAATGCGTGGTTTAATGAGAAAACAAATCAAAAGGAGGACGTAAGGAAGGGAATCACTTTTTGGAGCTTTCCTACCATTTTAGCGATTGATTTTAAGCGATTTAATTCAAGAGGCGTTAAGAACCAATCTTTAATTACGTTTCCCTTGGACAATTTAGATTTATCCAAGTATGTTGTCGGGTATAAAGCTGCGAGTTATGTATATGATTTATTTGCCGTTGCAAACCATACGGGCTCAACGCTAGGCGGACATTATTACGCAATTGTCAAAAACGCAAACGGCAAATGGTATACATTTAACGATACAAATGTAACTGAACTAGTCGATTTGAACCACATAGTATCGCCCAAGGCGTATTGTTTGTTTTATCGCAAAAGAAAAATTGGCGTTTAATACACGTTTGAAACATTAAGACATTTTTATTGTTGGTTTTATATATAGATGTCACTTGCAAACTATGAACCAGTTAAATTACGTGCTGGATTAAATTGGGTGACATTTGCTGGTACTGATGTTGAAGTACCTGAAGATCGTAATTTATATTGTTTCCTACCAGTTGGAACTTTAGACCAAGTTAAGAAGGCATCAGGTTATGGTACTTCGGATGTACGTAGCGGCCTTAATCCTAAGTTGTTGCTAGGCGATATAAGTAATGTGAACTTATATTATGACACAGCCGGTCGTATGACTATACCAGAAAAACAAATGGTATTGGAAGTTGGAAGGAAAAAGGGAATAGCCCCAGACGTACAACGATATATGGCAGAATTTGGGGGTAAACGCAAAACAAAATCAAATAGAACCAAAAAGAGAAAAACGAAACGTCGTTAATTATCATTTTTAGAATAATATTTTTAATTACATATATTAAGATGGAAGTAACTACAGATGCAACATTAGACCCAAGCGTTACATATAATTATTATGATTCAATGAACAATTTAAACATTACGCCGAGCGTAATTATTATTATTATTGTGGTTTTAGTGGTATTTATTGGGATATTCGCCTCTTTAGGAAGTTCGGGGGAAGGCTCGCCCGATGGAACTGGAAATAATGCATATCAACAAGGAACAACATTCTTTGGTGTATTGGCCGGAATAGTGTTTTTGTTTATTATAATATT